GACGTGTTCGCCCGGCTCAAGGAACTCAAGCGCGGCGCGAAGATCCAGATCACCGACAAGGCCGGCAAGACCCACACCTTCGCCGCCCAGCGCTCCCAGCAGGTCGCCAAAACGCAGCTCCCCGCCCAGGAGATCTGGGGCCCCACGGACGGGCCGGCGCTCCGCCTCATCACCTGCGGCGGCACCTTCGACAGGAACTCCGGCCACTACCTTTCCAATGTCGTGGTGTACGCGTCCCAGGAGTCCTGATGCCGAAGCAGCTCGCCCAAAAAGCCGTCGTATCCCTAAGAGGCCGCCTGCTGATGGTCCGCAAAGCCCTCACCGACCCGCACCAGCCGGGCCGCTGGGAACTCCCCGGCGGCAGGGTCAAGCCGGGCGAGACGCCCGACGAGGCGCTCGTACGCGAGGTGCGCGAAGAGACCGGCCTCACCGTGCAGCCCGGGGAGGACCTCGCCCGCTGGTCGTGGCAACTCGGCGACACCACCGTGACGGCGATCGCCCGGCGCTGCACGCTCATCAGCGGCCGGCTGGACATGAGCGGCCACGACGACAGCGACCACATCGAGCGGGCCGCATGGGTGCGCCACGGGGACGTCCTCGGACTCGATCTCATCCCCAGCGCCCGGACTCCCATCGAGACCGTGCTGGCCAGCCTGTAAACACACGAAAGAGCCCGCCTCCCCACCTGCCGATGAGGCAAGCGGGAAGGCGGGCTAAGTCATCTATAAGCACGTGAGCCCCGCACTAGGGCGGGGCTCACGGCGGGATCGCCGCGACGACATGGCCATCGTACGCGCTCAAGCACGCGTGACGGCCGTCTCCTTCGGGGTCTGGTTCTGCCGCAGCAGCAGACCGAGGATCGCGGCGAGGGCGGCGATGATGACGCCCTGCTGCTCCGTCGAGAACGACAGACCGGGCATACCGAAGGCGACGATGCCGGTCAGGATGGTCTGCGCCGCACCAGTGATCGCCGCCACCACGACGGGACGGGTGGTCAGCGCGACGATCAGCGCCATCACGCCGTTGGCGATCGTCATGGTGTAGTCCGCGGCGTCACCCGTGATCACGCCGAAAGCGACCACGACCGCCAGCAGGGACTGAAGACCGTACAGGATGGCAGCGGGGTCGCGGCCGAGGATCTTCATCGAAGATGCTCCTCACTTGAGGGGATAGGACAGCCGGCTACTTGCCGACTTCGAGGGAGATGTGGACGTTCTCGATCTCGGAGCGGATGCGGTCTAGCAGGGCGTCCACGTCGATCGCGGCGTCCCGGTCCGCCAGCGCCTGAACGAGCGCTTTGATCGTGGCGTCCTGCGCGGCGAGCTGCTTCAGCACCTCCCGGTGCCGCTGGTAGCCGTCCTTGGTGTAGGCCCAGATCTGCCGGAAAGCGGTACGGGGGTCGATTTTCTGGCCGACGTCCAGAATGCCCTCGCGCGACGCCCACACGTCCTCAGGGACGGTGTGCGTGAAACGCTCATACACCCGGTCGGCGATCTTCTTCAGGTCGGCGTCAGACAGCGCCAAATCATCCTCCTGATACGTCGGGTAGCCGTAGCCGTAGATGCTGGTACTCGATCTCGATACCGTCTTGCGGTAGACGCCGTCCCCGTTGTAGTACTGGCCGGCCAGCGATCCGCTGGTGTTGCCGCCGATGGTCGTGATCGAGCTGCTGGACACGCTCTCCACCCACTCCACGTGGGTGCCGCCACCCTGCCCGTAGTAGACCATCGCACCCGGCTTCGGTGTGCTCCCCCACCGGCCGCGGCCTTTGAACCAGGCCACGCCCGTGAGGCAACCGGCCGTCCATGGGTAGTCGACGTCAGGCCGCAGACCTGCACGTTTCAGGCATACCGACAGGAACGAGTGGCACCACGGGTAGCCGTACCCGTCATGCGGGTAGCCGGGGATCCGGCCGAACTCCCGATTGAAGATCGTGTCGTTCGTTCCAGATTCGCGGTAGCCGATGTGCTTGGCCAGCTCCCGCCGCACAGCCTCGGTACTGCTCATGGCCTCGTCCCCTCTGCGTGCTGACGCCGCCGGTCCTGCCACATCCGGACGATGATCGCGAGCCTCCAGCCGAGCACCACCGGCACGCCGGCGAACGCCACCAGCCTGGCCACGATCAGCCAGGACGCGTCCGGCATCCACACGCGCAGCACCCACAGCGTCAGCACCGTCGCCAGCACGCTTTGAAAAGCCATGACGTGCCTTCCCGCCGGGGTCTCCCACCAGCGGGCCAGCAGCGCTTGCGCCAGCACGCACGCTAGCGCCAGCAAAGCAGCCACGACCAGGAATGCGTTGCCGATCAGATACAGCCCTTCATGCATGGTCACCCCCGTACGCGTCGCTCAGTAACGCCGAAAACCCGTTCGCCTCACGCAGCTCACGCAGCCGCGCAGCGATCGACCGGACATGGCCGGCACGCTCCTGCGCCTGCAGCAGGTCCTGCTGGGCTCGTAGTTTTGATTGGGCGGCGTCCTCAACGGCGCGTCTCAGCTCGTCATCGTCGTGCGTCATCGCGTAGCCTCGCTTTGGCGCTTCTTGATCTCTTCCAGCAGCGCCATCGCTGTCTGGCTGCTCTCCGCCGCGGCGGAGAGCGCGGCCTTGGTCTCCTCGGCGTGGGCTTTGCGGGTGAGGTCGTGCGCCGCGCGTTCGGAGTCGTAGAGGTCGCGCCACTGCTCGATCTCTTTGAGGAGCCTGTCTACGGTCGGCTTCGGCGCTATCCAGCCCCCCAAGAAGAGCACGAACGCGATCCCGGCCAGACCGGCGTTGAGGAGAATGCCGATGATGTTCGGGTCCTGCACGCATATACCTCTGTCCACCTCGTCAGGATTTGAGACGGGGGGTGCGCCGCCCGCGCGCATCCTCACCCGCGGGCGGCACGATCACGAATTCCACAAGCCGATCTGGATCGCGATCAGCGACCCGGCGACGGTCGGCGGGGCGGGAGTTGACGGCGGGATCGTGTCCGGGTTGGTCTGCTCGGTGGCCACCTCGGACCAGCGGGCATCACTCAGACACCTCGCATGCCTTCGAGCGCGAAGATGCCGTACATGGTGCCGCCCTGCGCGATCAGGTCTATGCGGTTGATGAGCGCCGACGTGTTGGACCAAACGCTGCCGAATTGGATGGTGGCCGGGCTGTCCTCTCGGACGGTACGACCGAGAACCGCCGCCTTTGTTGTGGTGAGCGGCTTTGAAATGTTCAACAAACATTCAAAGGGCTGGCCTGCGATGGCGCTTCCCGAGTCGCAGGAAATCTGAGTTTGAGAGGTGACTCTCGAAGACGTCGTGTTGGTGCCGCTTGCGAGCGTGTATTGAGTCGAGTAGTTCGAGCCCGAGTCGTTATTGAGTCTGAGGTACAAGAGGTTGCCGGTCATGATCGCAAACAGTGTGACTCGGAAGAACCGGAAGTTGGAGTCGAGGCTCTGCCAGGACACCGACGACACCGCCGAACCGGAGGCGATGACTCGCTTGTCGATCGGGATCCACATGCTCAGCAGGTGGCCGTTGACGTCACCGGCCGACAGGATCTCACCGGCGGCGAAGGTTTTATCGAGCGCCATCAGAACCCCAGCGCATTCTCATTCAGCCTGCCCAAGTTTGTGTTGTCGAGGACCAGGAAACTGCCGTACTTCGTTGCGGACTGCAGATTCCACGTTGTGATCCACGTCGCTCCCGTCGTCACATGCGAGATGCCTCGGATGAAAACATCACGCTCGATCGGATCCCCGCCGCCGCTGGGCTGTCGGACGATACGAATGCGATCGCCGATCTCCAGGCCGAGCACGAGCGGGAACAGCGTGTCCGGGTCGGCGTGCGCGTGAATCTCAATCGAGTCGAAGCGGACCTCGGGCTCTTTCGACACGTACAAGATCCAAGACGCGTACGCGGCGGTGGCGGTATCGGAGTCCAGGAGCAGATTCGACGCCTGATAGGTCTTGATCAGGAATTCCTCCTGGGAGGCGGCATCTCCCGCGACCTGCTCCAAGCCGCCTTCGCGTTGCGCGCGGATCTCGTTGTAGAACGTCGCATCGTCCGTCACCAACTTGGCCACCGCCGGGGTGAACGCGCCGCCCGCCCCGAACGTCGCCTGCACCGTGTTGCTCCGGCTCTCCAACAGCACCGCCTGCCGGTTCCGGAAAACCAGCTTCCCAGCCGCGTCGATGTACAGCTCACCGATCTCCGACTCGGCGACCGCCTGCAACTCGCTGAGCGCGTCGCCTTCGAGAGTCGTCGCCTGCAACGTCGAATCGCCGGTCGCGATCGAACGGTCAGCGTCCGGCCAGCCCGCACTGTCGAGGATGCGTTCCACGCGCGTGCCAGCGTCCTCGCCCGCGCCGACCTCGCTGACAGCGGCCCGCCTGCGGTTCCGCAAGACCTTGAACCCGTCCGTCGCCGTGACGGTGGCCTCGCTGTAGACGTCGGCGACGTGGTCGACGTCCCACTGGTCCACGAAGCCCCGAAACACGTCGTAGACCACGGAGTTCCACTCAGCCCGGATGCGGAGCGGACGCATCGGCGTGACCTTGGTGCGGACGCCGGTCGCGTGCGGCCCGTCCAAATTGGTGGGGTCGAACCGCCTGTCGGTGTTATCCACATGCACCGTGGCGGTGCCCGCGTTGTAGCGGATCACCGGGCTCACCACCCGGTCCGAGCCACGCCGCACCGTGATGCCCCGCTTGGCCGCCAGCGTCACGTCCGTCCAGGTCCCCTGCACCGGCCCGATCCGCTGATCGGACACGGCGACGTTGTCCATGTACCAGTAGCCGCCGGCGTCGCGCTGCAGGTGCCATTCGATGCCGTTCGGCTTGCCGTTGGGCCATGCCAGCGTGCTGGAGATGGCGTGGTCGGTGGCGATGGAGCTGTCCGGGTCGTCGAAACGCCAGATCTCGGCAGTGCCGTTGCCGCTGCCGTCGATGGTCCAACGCATCTCCAGCCGCACCCACTGCCCGGTGGGGCAGGCCGTGCTCAGCGGCGCGGCGATGGCCGTCGAGTAGCCCTGATAGATGCGGATGATCCGGTTGCTGAAGATCCACACGCCGGAGACGGGCCCGCCGGGCCCCATCAGCACCGCCACGCGCTGGCTGCCGCTGGTGGCTGACACCAGGTACATGTACAGGCGGGCACAGATCGTGTCGCCGGTCTGCGTGACGCCCGTCCAGTCCATGTGGCAGTCCGCGCCGCTGGTGGGGTTGAACGCCGCCAACCCCGATCCGCCGAACGCCTGCGTGTTGCTGAAGCGCGGCGAGCCGGTGATCGAGTTGAAGGCGTTGCCGCTGTTGCCGCCGCTGTTGCCCGTCGTGATCGTCGTATTGTTCGTGCCGCCGTCGAAGCTGTTGGTCTTCGCGTTCCCCGCGGGGGCAGCGTTGTCGAACATCACCTCGACGGAGATCCGCGGCAGGCTCACCGTCGCCACCCATCGCCAGAACGCCGCTCGAACTCCTGGATCGACCGCACCACCCGGGCGCCGATCTCCGGCCCAGAGTCCAGGCCGCCGTTCACCGTGATGTTGTAGACCGGCTGCGGCCGCCACGAACCACCAGAGACGGGCGACACCGCGCTACGCGACACCGGCATCGTCCGATAGAACCGGCCGCCGAACCGCTCAGCCACCTCCGAAAGAATCTCCTCGGAGCGACTGCGCTTGCTCGGCGCCAACGGAATGTACGCCTCACCGCCCGTCTCCGGCTCCGCCCACACCCGGATCGTGTTCGCCGAAGCGATCTGCGCCACATGGTTCTCGCCGCCGCCGGCGAAACGCTGGATGCCGCCGTCAGCGAAGGCCAGGATGCCGCCGTCAGCCATCTGGACGGCGGCCCGCAGCGCCTCCCGCGAGAGTTCGTCCTGATACTCGGTCTTGACGAACACGTTCACCGTACGGTCCTTGCCGATCCCATTGTCGATCTCGATACCGATCGCCCGCGCCGCCTCGAACACGCTCTTACGGCCGCCATCCATGCCCTCCCGGACCTTGTCGGCCACCTCCTGACCACGCGTCCGGGCGATGTCCCGCAGCACCGGGCCCGCCGCGGCGAGGTTCTCGGCGAACACGTCGCCGGCTTCCTTGCCGGACCGCTTGTGCAGGTCCACGAAGTGCTTGAGCTCGGGCTCGGTCATCTGCGTCATCAGCTCGACGACCTGCGCCCCGCCCGGTCCCAGCTCGGCCAGTTCCTTGAGCATCTCGTCCGGCACCCGCCCGGCCAGCGAGATGAGGTTGTCGGCCCACTTCTCCTGGGCCTTGACCTGCTTCTCCATCTCCGCGATGAGCTGCTGCGTGGTGACCGCCGCGGTCTCGCCCAGGCTGCCCCAGCTCTTCTTGACGTCGTCGTGCGCCTTGACCGCGTCGGCCGCTGCGTCCTTACGGGTCTTGCGCAGCGCCTCCTCGGCATCGGTGATCTCACGGGCGGCGTCCTTCATCGCCTTCGCGGCGTCCTTCTCCGCCTCAGCCACGCCCTTCTTGGCCTTGAGCACGTCAGCCGCGCCGTCCTTACGGACCTGGTCCAGTTCGGCCTCAGCCTTGGCCAGGGCGCGCTCCGCGTCCTCCTGCTGCCTGGCCGACTCCCGGCGGGCGTCGGCCAGGCCCTGCTCGGCGGCCGCGACAGCGCGGGCGTTCTCCTCACGCTGCTTGGCGAGGTTCGCTTCCGCCTCACGCTCGGCCTGCTGTGCCTGTGCGATGCGCTCGCGCGCCTGGATGACCTCCGCGCTGCCGTCGACGCCGGCGCGGTGCGCCTCGTCCAGTTCCTGGCGGAGCTCGGAGTTGCGCTGCCGGATCTCTTCCAGCCGCTGCAACGCCCGCCGGTAGGCCAGGTCAGCCTCGCGCCGATCCAGGTCGCTCGCGTCCGGGTCAGTGGCGATCTCCTGCATGCGCTGGCGGGCCCGCTCGATCGCCAGCTCCGCCGACTCCTCGTCCAGCGCCGCGCCGACCTGCGACCGCTCCAGATCCTGGATGCGTTCGATGGCTCGCTCGCGAGCCTCGTTGAGGTCGTCGAGGGCGTCGCGGGTACGAGCGTAGGCGTCCTGAACTCGCCGCTCGGCCGCCATCTCCCGGTCAGCGGCATCCGCCCGCGCGTCAGCGACCTTCTGCGCCGCAGCCTCGATCTTCCTGCTGCTGTCCTCGGCGACGTCGGCCACCCGCCGCTGCGCGTCGGCCACCTTCTGCTGGGCGTCGGCCACCCGACGGGCCGCGTCTTCCTGCGCGGCGGCCAGCGCTTCCTCCGCCGACCGGATCCGCTCGGCGTTCTCCTCCGCCTGCTCCGCCGCCCGCTCCCTGGCGTCGGCTACCTCACGCTTGGCCCGCTTGATCTGCTCGGCGTTGCGCTGCTCGACTTCAGCCAGCCGCTGGGCTGCCTCAGCCTGCCGGTCCGCCGACGACACGCCCGACTGCGACGCGGCCGCCTGCGCCGACTGCAGAGCGCCGGAGATCGACCCGAACTGAGTGAACGCCTGCGACCACGAGCCGATCATCTTCTGCGCGGCCGCCACCGCGTCATCCCCAGCCAGCCCATACGCCTGCGCCAGACCAGCCATCTGATCCGCTAGCCCGGCCGCCATCACCTTCTGGTCGCCGCCAGCCGCGTTCAGCTGCTTCATCGCTCCTTCGAGCGAGTCGACCTTGGTCGTCTGCTGGCCGGTGGCGTCGGCGTGATCCTGCGCCTTCTTCTGCGCTTCGGTCAGGGTCTTGTTGTAGTCGCCCATCATGAAACGCAAGCGGCCGATGGCGTCGCCCTGCTCCTGCGCCTTGACCCGGCCCTCATCCCACGGCCACACGATCGGGATGGCCCACTGGTCGACGATCTTCTGGTGTTCTTCCTCCAGGCCGCCCAGCTGCCGGTTCAGCTCGTCGGCGGCGTCCTTGTTGCCGCTGAACGCCGCGGTGACGAGATCGACGCTGATGCCGAGGGCTTTGGCGTCGGCGATCAGGCCGTCGTCGACGAGCTGCGCGTTGATCTTCTCCTTGGTGGCGTCCGCGATCGCGCCGTGATCCTCGATGATCGCCCGCGTGAGCTCCTCGGTGCGCGCCGCCGTCTCCGCCTGCGCCTGCCCGAACAGCAACGCAGCGGCCGCGGCGGCGGCCAGCGCCAGCCCCCACGGCCCGGTCAGGAAGCTTCCGATGCTCGACAGGCGGCTGGCCATCGCCGCGCCCCGCGGCCCCATGTCGGCGATCGTCTTGTTGAACTCCACCATCTTCGGCACGGCGATCATCGCGGCGCCGCCCACCAGCGTGGCCGCACCAGCCAGGCCGCCCACCACGGTCGCGCCCGTCTTCACCGGGCCCGGCAGGTCCTGCAGCATGCTGATCCAGCCGGACAGACCCTCAGCGACGTCACCGACGACCGGCAAGAACGTCTGCCCCAACGTGATCGCCAGGTCGTTGACGTTGTTCTGAGCGATCTGCATGCGCGAGGCGGTGGTTTCGTACCGCTTGGACGCCTCGTCGGTGAGCGCAGTGTTGTCCACCCACGCCTGCTCACCCGTCCGCAGGCTCTCCGCCAGCAGGTCACCGGCGTTGGCCGTACGCATCAGCGCGTCCCGAACCTCGACCTCGGTGAAACCGAGCTGCTGCAGCGTCGAGAACAGGCTGCCGCCCGAGGACTCCACTCGGCCCAGACCCTCGATGAACGCAGTGATCGCCCCTGCAGCGTCCTGCTCGAACTTCGCCGCGAACTCGGTCGCCGACATGCCCGCCACCTGGGCGAACTTGTTCAGCTTCTCCCCGCCGGAGTCCACCGCCTGCGCAATCGAGATCATCACGCGGGAGATGGCCGAACCGCCCATCTCCGCCTCGATGCCCACGCTGGACAGGGCACTCGCGAACGCGAGGACCTGCGGCTCTGTCATCCCGACGGTCTTGCCCGCACCTGCGATCCGCAGCGACATCGCCAGGATTTCCGACTCCGTCGACGCGCCGTTGTTACCCAGGGCGACCAGCGCCGCGCCGAGCTTGTCGGTGTCGTCGCTGCTCGTGCCCATGATATTGGACAGGCGGGCCAGCGCGGTAGCCGCCTCCTCGGCCGTCAGGTCCGTCGTCGTGCCCAGCTGGACCATGACCTTCGTGAAGGCAAGAATGTCTTCACGCTTCACACCCAGCTGACCGGCCGCCTCCGCAACGCCAGCGATCTCCTTGTGCGTGGCCGGCAGTTCGCGCGCCAGCCCACGCAGCGCGCCCTCCAGCTGCGCCATCTGCTGCGGGGAGCCGTCAACGGTCTTCGTCACACCAGCCCAGGCCGACTCCCAGTCGATCGCCGCCTTCGTGGCGAGCCCGATCCCGGCCGTCGCAGCGGCGCCGAACGCAAGCAAGCCCTGCCCGACGCCGACCATGGCGTCACGCTGCTGCTGGGCCGCCCGCTCCAACTTGGCCAGCTCGCGCGCGAACGCCTTCGCCGACTCGTTGCCGTTCCTGAAGCCCGAATCATCCCACTTGCTCTTGAGTTCGATGACCAGGTCACGCGTCGCCACCGGTCACCTCCTCGTTCCGGAACATCACCACGTGGATTCCGCGCCCATCCTCAGGCGAGATCGACTCCTTAGCCGCTTCCTTGACCTCGCAGCCCCGGCACCGCCGCGGCTCGGCGATGTACGCGTACCGGTGACCGCCCTTGGACTCGTCCCACTCATCTGGGCGGGTACCGCAGCTCGGGCACTGCTCACGGCGCCGGATGTAGTGCCAGATTGCCTTGTCCCGGTCATCCTGCCGCCAGCGCAGGAACTCCGAGTGCGGGATGCGGTACTCCGCGCAGACGTCCAGCTCCAGAGCTAGGGTTCGATCTGCGCCCAGCCTTTTGGGAGCGACTCGTCCGGCGTGCGCGCGTTCACCCGGATCGCCGCGTTGCACAGCTCCGTACGCTCCGGCCCCGACAGCACGTTCTTGAAAATGTGCTCCCAGTCTTCGGCCGACCGGCCGGACTCATCCGAGGCCAGCAGACACGCCTTCGGGAACGTGACCGTGTTGAACAGCCTGTCGTCGGTGTCCGGCCGCGGCGGATGCGCCGCCATGAGCGCCTCGAACTCATCAGCCGGCAGCGCCCGTAGCGGGATGAACTCGTAGCAGTCCCGCAGCCGTTTCTCGGCCCGCTTCAGATCGGTTTTGGCCTTGCGGAGCGCCGCCTCGTCGGCAGCGTCGCCCTGGATCTGCAGAATCTGCAGCAGGGTGCGGGCCCGCTCCACCTCACGGCGCGCCTCAGTGTCGTCGTCGATCCGGATCGGGTGCTCAGCCGACAGCCGAGGCCGGCTGAGCAGACGGTCCTTCTTCGTCATGACGGGATGATCACGTTCTCGGCGGGCTCGGACGTGATCGCGTACTGGATCACCAGCCGGGCAGCTTCGGCGCCCATCGACCGGGTCTTGCCGACGCTGAGCACGCGGACCGGGAACACGTCCATCAACCGGCCGGCGACGTCGCCGCCGTCCAACCACACGATGAAGCCGTCCTCGTCGCGCGGCATCAGGTCGCGCACGTCGTCGCCGTCGTCACTCGCATAGAAAGTGATCGACGACTCATCCGCCTGGGTCAGGCCCGGAATGTTCGACACGAACCGGCTGTTCAGGTCGGGAGTGTCGATCTTCGCGCCTGACACCATCCAGCCGCTAATGTCGGCGATGTCCTTCGACAGGTCGGCACCTGCGTTCAGCTCGGCGCGCGCCGGCGCCGAGATGTCGCTGATGCTCGCCACCCAGTAGCACTTAGTGATACCCGGCCGAAAGAAGCGGGTAGCCGGCGTGATCGGCGTTGCGGCCATTACTCATCCCCCTTGGTGGTGCTGCGCCGGCCACGCGGCGGCGTTTCGGGCAAAGCAGAAGTCCCGGCAACCGTCGGGGCTTCTGAGGTCTTGGTGGCCTTACCGGCCAGGCGGCGCGGCGGCCGCGGCGGCGGCGGATCGGTCAGGTCCCAGCCGGCACGCTGGTACTGCCACAGCGCCGACGCGGACACCGGCACCTTGCGCGCGCCGCCGTCAATCTGAGGGTGTGAGATCCACACCTTGTCCATGAGCCCTCCTTACGAGCTCGCGCCAGCCACGACGATGTCGCACGTGACCGAGCTGCCTGAGCCGGAGTTGACCAGGTTGATCAAGTCGCCCGTGTCCGCGGTGACGGCCGCGCCGGTGGCACTCGGGTCGAACCAGACGAACAGCCCGCCCGGCTTCACAGCAATGCCGTCCCCGGCTGCCAGGAACAGCGGCGCGCCCGCATCGCTGTCGCGCACCACGTT